TGGAAACCGTTCGAATGTGAGCGTGACATGAGTTTAAGAACATTTGCACAACGCACGTTCGCGGCCAGAACGTTCATGGCAAGAACATGGAATGGAAACGGGGCACCGGCTCCATCACATGCAGGCTGGATTGCTCAATCTGCGAAACGTCATTTCGTAGCGTCAACTGCAAATCGCGTAAGCATCACATTGCCACATGACAGAGTTTGGATTGCGAGGGCTGACAATGGCTGAATGTGTGCAATCAATTAATGTGATTTGTAAGCATGTAGAATCGAACGACACGTATTACGTCGATCTGGCTCCACGCCTTGGGACAAATGAAACGGTCAGTAGTATCACGTCTGTCACGCCGTCTGACACGAACATGACAGCAGCCTCGGCAACGGTGTTGACTGGGGCAACGACGATCACGCAAACATCAAGAGACCAGGAAGGCAATACCACGACGATCACCTATGTGATTGCAGCAAACAAAGGGGCATCGTTTACGTTAACGGGTGGAAGCACTGGGGCTGGGTGTAGCGTTGTAACTGTGAAGTTTGTGAAGAGTACAGGCAAGACCGATGCGGTTGATTGTAGGGTTGAGGTGCATGGAGTGGACGTGTAATGCCGACGACACCGAAGACATTCCGAAGCACTGAGCGACGCAAGGAACGTGAACAGTATCGAGGGTCGAAGCAGAGTCGAGGATATGGTGGCGAGTGGGAACGGATCAGCCTATTGAAGCGACAGCAGAGCCCGGTGTGCGAGGTGTGCAATGATGCGGCTGCTGATGACGTGGATCACATCGTGCCGTTTAATGGAATAGATGATCCGAAGCGGACAGAATGGGGAAATTTACAAAGCATTTGTCGATCGTGTCATAACGCCAAGACTCATGGTAGGCGGCGAAAATGCTGATGGCCATACAACGCCAGAACCGCCCTTTACAAGCGCAAAAAAAAATCCAGTGTAAAGTGAAAATACTGACGTGTCAGTGCTGCGGGGGTAGTTTCCCCCGCGGCTTTGCTGGTGGTGACAGGGCGTTTTGCCTTATCTGCAAGCCTTGTTCCGGCAAAAAAATGCGTGTCGTCGATCGGAGTCAGCAACAATGTTCTTTGTGTGGTCAGAAATTCACTGGCAGGTTGCGGAAATTTTGTACGGCTAAATGCAGGGACGCAGCGAATCGAGTTACTCGCGGTTATGAATACAAGTGCAAGCATTGCGGCAAGATGTTCACACATAGAACGCAAAGGACATTCTGCTCGCTTGAGTGCAAGACGAAATTGTGGACGCGATCATGCGTTTCGTGCGGCAATAGCTTTGTGCAGAAAACCAGCAAATCTGGAAAATGCAAAACGTGCCGAACAAAGGATAAGAACAGGGCATCATCAGTTCGCGGCCGCGTGCGACACGGAAAAGCGAAGGCGGCCGTGAATCGAATATCAGTCACTGAGTGCTGGCAGCGAGATGGCGGAAAGTGCCAAATTTGTGAGAAGTCGATTCGCCTTGATGTTAAATGGCCAAATCCATTGAGCATGTCTGTGGATCATATTGTCCCGCTTTCAAAGGGCGGAACGGACGAAGAAAGCAACGTGCGGGCGGCTCACTTAGGTTGCAACTCACGAAGAGGAAACAAGCTCGGAGTTCAAAGAAGGCTATTCTGATGAAAGGAAGTATTGGAAAACCCGACGTTGTGAAGATTGCCCAAGGAACAATGCGTAAATGTAGGGCTAAAAAGAACCCGCCAAAGCCAACAGGAAAGAAGCCGAGGTGCCCGTTTAATGTCACAACAATCGCCGGAAGAAAGTGGAGAGAGATCACCGAAGGACTGGAGAGACTTGGGCTGATAGATGGGATTGATGCGACACACATTGAGGGGCTATGCACACAGTATCAAATAGCTCATGAGGCGGACGCCGTTGTTAGAAAAGAAGGAATAGTTATTGATGGGGCTATGGGCGGTCGAGTAAAGAATCCAGCATGCTCGGTGTCAGACGCAGCATGGGGGAAGGTCAGGGCGTATTGCAATGATCTCGGTTTGAATCACATGTCACGCCAGCGAATGGAGTCGACAACAACTGAAACGGAAAGCGACATTGAATCGAAGTACCTAGCATGAGCAACTTTTATTTCGATCAAGACGCAGCAGATCGCGCGGTGCAATTCTTTCCAGAATGCCTCGTGCACGTTAAGGGAGAGAAGGCTGGGCAGCCATTTCATCTGCATCCATCACACGCGAAGATTGTTTCTGACTTGTTTGGCTGGAAGCGATCAAACGGAACAAGGAAATATAGAAAAGCGTACATAGAGATTCCGCGAAAGAATGCAAAAAGCACTCTTGCTGCTGGCATAGCAATTTACCTGCTGTTGTGTGACCACGAAAAGGGGGGTGAGGTATACTCGGCCGCGTCAACTAGAGATCAGGCTAGTCTGGTTTTCAACATGGCTGCAAGCATGCTGAGGCATTCAAAAACATTGAGTAAGCATGTCAGCATTCGAGACAGCGTTAAACGAATTTTGCACAAAAAGTCAGACAGTTTTTATCGAGCAATTTCAGCAGACGCAGAAGGGGCTCACGGATTTAACGCAAACGGCATTATTTTTGACGAGGTGCACACTCAGCCAAATCGTGATTTGTGGGAGGTGCTTGACACTTCAACAGGAGCAAGGGCTCAGCCACTAACGTTTGCCATCACTACTGCCGGGCACGACAAAACATCCATCTGTTGGGAGTTGCACCAGTATGCAAAGGCAATTCTTGGCGGAGAAATTGTAGACGATAGTTTTTATGCCGTGATATACGGGGCTGATTACGAGGACGACTGGCAATCGGAAAGCACATGGTTCAAGGCAAATCCATTGTTGGGGGAGGCTGTTTCGCTCGATTACATTCGCGAACAATGCAAGCGAGCACAGGAACAGCCAGCGTTTCAAAACAGTTTCCGGCGACTTCATTTGAATCAGTGGACCGAACAAGAAAGCAGACTGATTCCGATGCAGCAGTGGGACAAGTGTCAGGGTGATTTGGACATTAGAGATTTCGATGGCAGAGTGTGTTTTGGCGGGTTGGATCTGTCATCTACTCGGGACGTGACGGCATTTGTGCTGCTGTTTCCTCGGGCTGATGGCGTCGACATTTTCCCCTATTTCTGGATTCCGGAGGAAAACATCAGCAAGCGAGCCGCACAGGATCAGCGAGTCATTCGATCTTTTGCGGATGCAGGCTATATCGAGGTGACAGAGGGCAACGAAGTCGACGTGATGCGGGTTGCGGAACGCATCATGGAAATATCTGCCCCGTTTGATTTGCGTCGTATCGGGTTTGATCCGTGGAATGCTGCAGGTCCGACACAACGAATGAAGGAACTCGGGCTTCCGGACGATGTGCTGATTAAGATGGTGCAGGGCACGGCAACATACAATGAACCAATCAAGCAACTGCTGTCGATGCTCGGGTCAGGTCGGTTTCGTCACGATGGCAACAAGGTGCTGCGGTGGATGGCATCAAATGCCGCTGGATTAGAGGATAGCAATGGCAATTTGAAGTTTCACAAAGGCAAGTCGGGTGATAAGATTGACGGTATGACCGCTCTCGGCATGTCGTTGGCTCTATACATCACGGAGAACCCCGAATCGTCGGCATATAAAAAAGCAGGGTCCGGCGTAATTTTGTTCTGAGGTGCTTATGGAATACGGCGTTTCTGAATTCGTTATCAACGCAACGCCGGTTTCAAACCGCAGCGAAGATCACCTGTGGCATCCCATGAGCTTTGCAAGCGGCGGCAAGTCGTCAGCGGGCGTCATGGTCAATGCAAAGACCGCACTTGGCTACCCTCCGCTCTGGCGAGCCATCAACCTGATTAGTTCAAGCGTGGCTGGATTGCCATTCGACTGCTTTCGTCGTCAACGTGACGGCGGCAAGAAAGTCGACATGCGGCATCCGGCACAGTTTCTCATGGAGAAAAAGGCAAACCGCTGGGTTCACGCCTACACGTTTCGGCGTGCGATGACAGCCATTGCCATCTTGCACGGCAATTCATTTGCGGCAATCGACAGAGTCAACGGCCGTCCAGATGCTTTGATCATGCTGGACAGCCAGCAAACGATGATTCGGCTTGTCGGCGATCAGCTTTGGTACATTACATACATTGGCACGGAGCAGATCAAAATTCGTGGCGAGGACGTATTTCACGTTCGCGGATTTGGTGGTGACACGATATCGGGCTGGCCGCTGCTTGAACTTATGAAAGACGCACTGGGCGTCGGCATGGCTGCACAGCAGTTCGGCGGCCGGTTCTTCGCTCAAGGCAGCAACATGAGCGGCCTGCTGATGATTCCCGGGTCGTTCAATGAAGAAAAAATCCGGAACACGATGACGGCCTGGAATTCCATGCAGACCGGTCTGACGAACGCTCATAAAGTCGCGTTGCTTCAGGACGGAACGAAGTTTCAGCAGTTGACGATTGCCCCTGAGCAGGCCCAATTCCTTCAGACACGCGAACACGAGATTCGGGCAACGGTCAGCAACATCACGGGCGTTCCTCCGCACATGCTCGGCGACAGCACGCGGACAAGCCATAACAGCCTGGAATCTGAGGGCCAGAGTTATCTCGATTACACGCTTCAGCCGTGGCTGCAAACGTGGGAAGCGGAAGCAGAGGACAAGTTGTTGAGTGACAAAGAAAAGGAACGCGACAGCCACGTAATGGAGTTCAACCGCGAGGCCTTGGTCCAGATGACATTTGAAGCCAAGGTCAACGGGATCTACCGCCAGATCGAATCAGGCGTGATGACACGCAACGAAGGGCGGGCACGGCTCAACATGCCGTCGATCGGCGAAGAAGGTGACGTGTTTTATCATCCAGCAAACTGGATTGTGGCTGGAGAAGAACCAGAGCCTGTAGAACAGGAAGAAAAGCCAATGAAGGAAACGCCAGAGGAAACCGACACTGAGGACTCACCCGATCCAATGGAAAACGTTTTACGTGCGATGGTTACCACAAGCGTGACAGATGCGATAAAGCTTGAAAAGGATCGAGTTGTTCAGCGGGCCGGTATTCAGGCCGCAAGCTATCCTGACGCAATCGCAGAGTTTTATGCGACATGGACAGACAAGACTGTTCCGGCGTTGGCCGATTCACAGGCACGGCTGGCAATTATTTCACACGCTGAAGAGTCAAAGCGGCTGTTGCTAGATGTTCACAGCGTCTCATCAACGAGTTCACTGAAAAGCAATGTTGCTGACGTGGTCGCATCGTGGGATTCACGGGCGGAATCTTTGGTCGAAAACCTGATGAAAGCGGTACAAAAATGAACCGATGGAAATTTGTGGCATTCATTTGCTCTGAGGGTTGGAAGCCGTTTGACGTGGACTTGGCAGCACGCCGGGCGATGCGTTTGACATTGTTTGGATTGCCCGTCGTTTTGAATGACAGATAGGTGCAAAAATGAGGCAAAAAATCACACTTTCGCTGCCAAAACGCATCGAAAACGCAGTGAAAGACGAGGATTTCCACGTTTTTTACAACGATTCCGGCGAGGAGTTAGAAATCTTTCTCTACGGCGTCGTCGGCGATGAATACACGGAGTCTGACGCAGGCTCGATTGCTCGCATCCTCGCGCGTGATCGGAAGCGACCGGCGACCATGCGAATCAACTCATTTGGCGGGCTGGCCTATGATGGACTGGCGATTCACAACGCAATCGCGGACCATGCAGGCCCGACAACGGCTATCATCGAGAGCGTCGCAGCATCAGCGGCAAGCCTGGCAGCGATTGGGGCTGATACGGTCAAGATGTACGCGAACGCGACGTACCAGATTCACGAGGGGATTGGCTTTGCCTACGGGCACATTGCGGAAATCAAGGAAACGCTTGACTGGCTTGAGAACTTTAACGCAGCGGCCGCTGAAACCTACGCAGCCAAGACCGGCAAGAGCGTGAAGGAAATGCAGAAAGCTTTGCTCGGAGCTAATGGCGACGGCACAAAGTACAACGCTCAGCAAGCTCTGGATATGGGTTTTGTTGATGAAATCGTGACTGCCGGTGGAACCAAGAAATCGGCAGCAAAGAACGACGCAAGCAAACTGCAGTCGATGCTGAACTATCGAATTGCAAAATCAGCGTTGACAAATCGAAGGTGATTTCCGATAGTCAAACCAAGTCATCTGGTCAGAGATGATTCTGCGATTTGCCCGGAGAAATCCGGACTAAGAAACCCGCCACAGGTCTGACCACTTGTGTGCGGGTTTTTGTTTTTGGAGTACAAATGGCAAAACTTTATATGAGCTTGCAAGAAGCGACAAAGTTGCTGGGTGGTATAAAGCCAACAAAAAAGGCAAAGCCATGCACAATTGACGGTGTCGCCTGCCTCGTTTGGGCATCACACGGTAAAGCTGTTTTCGATGTAAGTGCTATTCATGAACACAGTATTTACATTGGCAAAAATCCTGCCATAACAACTGAAGTGTACGATTCGCAAACGTTGAAAATGCGTAGTGAGGACGCCGTTAGTATTGTCAGAACAGACTATGAAGGCGGCAAACAGAAATGACTGGAGGTACAAAAGTGCAACAGAAACAATTGACAAATCGCAGGTAAGCTGCTTACAGTTTCGCCACCAGTCAACAGGTTCCAAGAGGAATGAGTTGACGGCAAGATTGAGCAAGTGAAAGATCACAGGCGTCAGTCGTTAGCGTTTTTCGAATCATCGAACAACGCCAGCGGCTGACGCCTTTTGCGTTGGTCCTGGCATCATAGGGGACCAACAATGAACAAGCTGAAAGAATTGCAGGCAAAGCGTCAATCCCTGCTGGATGACGCTCAGAAGATTATCGACGCTGCTGGCGATCAGATGATGAGCGATGAAGATGCTGGCAAGGTCAAGGCCGCGATGGACGAGGCCGACACTGTCGGCAATGAGATCGAAGCTTTGGCGAAGAAATCTGCAGAGCAGGACGAACTCCGCAGCAAGTTGGCAAACGCCAAAAACAAGCCGGACGATCCCCGAATCCGTTCTCTGCTGAATCGTGGAACACTGGCTCCGCATGTTCCGCACGCTGGCAACGGACCGGCCAAACTGCCAAAGAACGTGCGGTTTCAGCGAGTCCAGAACTTCAAACAACTTGAGGACATGGAATCGCCACAGGTCCGAGCATACCGCTTCGGTATGTGGGCACTGGCCACCATTTCGCAGAGCATGCCGCATCGGTTTTACTCACAGCAGGCCGTTAATTTCTGCCTCGATGAGGGGCTGATTTTCAACGCGGCTCATGGTGAAGGCGGATCGGACACGACTGGAGCACATATCTTCGTCCCGACGGAATTCGGCACAGACCTGATTTTGCTCCGCGAAGAATTCGGATTGGCCCGTCAGTTGTTCAACAACGTGCCAATGTCCAGCGACACAAAGACAGAGCCTCGCCAGCTGTCCGGCTTGACTGCCTACTTCACGGCAGAAAATGCAGCGGCAACTGAATCGACCATGTCATTCGATGACGTGACACTGGTTGCCAAAAAGCTGACAGCAATTTCCCGCTTGTCTAACGAACTGAACGCCGATGCCGCAATCAGTTTCGGTGACAAACTTGTTCGTGAAATCGCCTACGCATTTGCCTCAAAGGAAGATGATTGTGCATTCAACGGTGACGGCACATCGACTTACGGCGGCATGACCGGTGTGCGAACCCGCATGGACGAACTGACGGCCGGAACGGCTCCGGGGCTGATTCTTGGAGCTGGCAACGCCTACTCCGAATTGACGCTTGCGAACTTCCAAAGCGTGGTTGGTGCTCTTCCGCAGTATGCAGACGGGCCGGGCACATCGTGGGTATGTCATAAGACATTTGCCCACACTGTAATGCAACGGTTGGCGCTGGCGGCCGGTGGCGTAACTTCGACGGAAATCATCAACGGTGCATCCGTGATGATGTTCCTTGGGTATCCCGTTCGCATCAGCCAAAAGTTTCCGTCCGTCGAAGCAAACAGCCAGATTCCTGTGCTGTTCGGCAATTTTGCTCTTGGTGCGATGTTTGGAAGCCGCACAGGTTCCGAAACAATCGCATTCAGCAGCGAAGCGACCGTGGGCGGAGAGTCAATGTGGGAACGCGATCAGATTGGCGTGCGTGGCACGGAACGCTTTGACGTGGTTGTCCACGACTACGGCAGCAACTCAACCGCAGGCCCGATTGTCGGCCTCGAAATGGCTGGCAGCTAATCGACAGGCAGTAGCCTGATTCGCCTGCCGGTCATGTGATCGGCGGGCCTTTTCTAAAATCAATCTCCAAGGAGATAATTATATGTTGCGAGAAAGATTGGTAAACGATTCGCTGCTCATTGCCCCAAAAGCACAAACGAACAGCGCCACGACGACGGCAAACCTCGACACGAAGGGTGCGAATTACGCCACCATTCGCGTCGCATTTGCGTCAGAGCTGAACACCAACGCGGTCGGCCCAACACTGGTGCTGTCGCAGTCGGACGACACTGTCGTCACGAACTTTGCGACCATCGACACTCAGACGGCCATCGACCTGACCGCAGCTCGTGAGGTTCACTACGGCGTCGATCTTCGCGGCAAAAAGCGTTATCTGCGTTTGGCCGTGACTACGGCAACGGCGACGAACGACAACGTCACGTTTGCTGCAGTCGCAACGCTCAGCGATCTGGAAAACGCACCGAACGGAACAACCAGCGTCGCCGACACGGTGGTGTTCGCTTAATGTCGCAACACGGCTCAATCAATTACGTGGCTCACGTTCCTTGGCTTCAGGGCAAAGCTCACAACGTCTACACGCAATTTGGCGAGGACGGATTGATCGCCGCCGGTTTGCAACGAATCGGAGAAACCAACCGTCACTGCTTCGAAATCGGAGCAGCTGACGGGCGGTTTTTCTCCAACACGCTACTCCTGAGGGAGCAGGGGTGGTTTTCCGTGCTGATCGAGGGCAACGAAAAACTGTTCGACAAACTGCAGGCGGACTATGGAACCGAGTCAACTTGTATCCATCGGCTTTGCGGTGATCTCGATTCTGTGCTTCGCGAAACAAATATCAACACGGAACCGGACCTTGGAATCATCGACATCGACGGTCAGGATTATTGGATGTGGCACGATTTGCAAGACGTGCAGCCACGAATCATGCTTGTTGAAATCAGCACACAAGGAACATCATCGCCGATCCCGAAACGAGGCGAACCATATCCCGCACAGGCCGGGCTATTAGCGATTCAGTCACTGGGAATTCAGAAGGGGTATACGCTCGTTGCCTCGACTTTCTGTAACGCTCTATTCGTCAAAGACTCATGCTTAAATTAAACATTGGAGCAGGCAGCACAGTTATTCCGGGATTCACTGCCATTGATCGCAAGCTTGGCAGCGAGGCGTTCCCTCTTAATTATCCAGACAACTCGGTGGATGAAATCCGAGCCAGTCACATCCTCGAACATTTCACATTCATAGACGCTCAGAAAGCTCTGCAAGAGTGGACGCGAGTTTTGAAACCTGGCGGTCGAATTCGGCTGGCAGTTCCAGACCTCGACGCGGCGTCAAAAGCAGATCCAGATGAGTGGCCATTTATCGTGATGGGTGGCCAAACGAACGAGGACGATATTCACCGCTCGGCGTGGAATGAAAACAGGCTGAAAGCCCACATGGAACACTTTGGTCTAACCAACGTGCGACGATGGGAATCACCGAATACGGACACGGCGGCACATCCATGCTCTTTGAATCTTGAGGGTGTCAAGGGTGCTGTCGCAGAACCAAAGATCAACACAGTAAAGGTCGGAGCATACCTGACGCTTCCACGATACGAAGCAGTGGCGGCCAGAACGGTAATTGAGCAGGCATTGAAGCCGCACAAAATCAACCTCACGACTACGCAAGGCGTGTTTTGGGGGCAGTGTATGCAGCGAATGTTTCAGGACGCGGTGGATAAGGACATCGACTGGATTCTTTCACTCGATTCGGATTCGCTGTTTACAGACAAACACGTTTCTCAGATGTTTGCGATCTTTAATTCAAATCCGCATATCGATGCAATGGCGGCTTTGCAATGTCGACGCGGTTCGAAGTATCCATTATTGACGACCGGAACAGGCATCGAGGATGAACACATTCAGGTCGACGGTAAACCGTTCCGAGTGACGACGGCACATTTCGGCCTGACGCTGATTCGGGTGTCGGCATTGAAGAACGTTGAAAAGCCGTGGTTTAAGTCACAGCCATCTGAAACTGGCGACTGGAACGACGACAGGCTGGATGATGACATATGGTTTTGGCATCAGTGGAGGCTGGCCGGCAAAAATATTTACGTGGCTCCGTCAGTTTCAATCGGGCATCTCGAGGAAACCGTCGCTGTCTTTGACGACCAGATGCAAGGCAAGCACATTTATGTGCACGAGTGGCGAAAGGAAAACGGGCTGTGATTGTCCTGCTGAAAACATGGAACGGGTTTCCGGTTGGTTTCGTTAACACTGTCATCGGTCGCGGTGCTGCGATGGAATTGGTTCGGCGTGGAATCGCTCGCTGGGCTGACGAACATGAAAACGAGGATGCGAAATGTACCCAGGCAAAACGACATTCAAAACCACATCGGGGCCAACAACCGAACCGCTCACGCTCGATGAACTCAAAACACGACTCCGAATAGGCGTGTGCGATTTCGACAGCGAACTGCAGGACCAATTGAAGGCGGCACGTTTGGCTGTGGAGATGGAAACAAATCGGCGATTGATTACGCAGACTGTCGAGTTGTATCTGGAGGATTTTCCGGGGCAGTTTGGCGACATCGAAATCCGGCTGGCTCCGATCTCGGCAATTACTCACGTCAAGTATTACGATCAAGACGACACACTGCAGACCGTGACATCAACGAACTATTACGAGGATCTGACGACGACACCGCCAAAGATTGCACTGAAGCAGTCACAGCACTGGCCAGAAACGGAATTGTATCGGCCGAATAAGGTCATCATCACGTTTACAGCCGGATACGGAGCGGCAACAGCAGTTCCAGCGGCTGCAAAGCTGGCAATCGTGGAATACATTCGATCGGTGAGATGCGGGTGCGATGGCATGTCGGACAAATTCAGGCGGTTGATTTCGGAATTGAAGTGGGCTGAATATCAAAGGGTTTGCGCGTGATGGATTGCAGCAAGCCACGAGACAAAAAGATTACCGTCGAAAAGCTAATCGGCCAAACGGCCGACGCTCATGGACAGGTTGAACAAACGACCGATGCGAACTGGGGCACTTATTGCACAGAGTGGTGCTCTTGCGTTTCAAAAGGCGGTCGAGAGTTTTGGAAAGTGCAGCAGGTCAACGCAGACACGGATCAGGCATGGACAGCACCGTGGAGTAAAACACTGCAAGGGGTGACACCGGATATGCGGGTGATTTTTGAGGGCAACGTTTACGAGATTCTGGCGGTGATCGATGTGAACATGGACCATGAGGAAATCCAGATCCTGACGCGGAGAAAGGTGCAGTGAGTTATCAGGTAGACATTAAGGCTCTTCTTCGCCGCATGGATGAAATGAGCAAGGCGGCGAAAAACAAGATCGGGAAAAAGGCTATTTCGTCCGCCGCAAAGGTAATGGCAAAGGCGATCAAGAAAGAAATTCCGTCAAAACAGAAGAGTGCAAGAAAGGCGATAGGCCACAGTTTTAAGCGTCCCCGATCTGGAAAATACAAGAATATCATTTTTGCAAAGGCCGGAGCTGGGGCGGGCATGAAAAAAGGGAAGCGGGCGAAAATGAATGCCGCTGCTGCAGGAAAGGATCGCAAGAAAAAAAAAGGCGTCGGAATCGGGGTATCAAATGTGATGTGGCTGCTTGAGGGCACTGATAAGCGGTACACAGGAACGAAGCGAAAAAACAGGCGACGTCGAGACAATTCACAAGGTGGATTCAAATATGAGCGTGTGACGACAGGCAAAAAAATCAAATACACGGGCCGAATGAAACGGTCGGGCATCGTTCAAAGTGCCAAAGCCAAAGCATCGGCGGAGGTCGAGGCGGTTATGAAACGCGAATTTATTGCCGGTATCAGACGAGAGCTTGGGAAATCATGAAAGCAGGGCTTGTTTCACTTCTGACGGCAGAAGCCACGATCACGTCAATTTGTGGTAGTCGCGTCTACGTGAACCGAGCCCCGCAGAAAGCCACGTTTCCGCATGTCATCATCACGCAAATGAGCAGCGAGGAAAACACTACGCTGGATGGCGGAAGCGGACAACTCAGGTTTTTGGATTTCGACATTGATTGCAAAGCAAAGTCATCAGTAGAGGCCGAGTTACTCGGCAATGCAATTCGAACCTATATCGACGACTACAGCGGCACGGCTGGAAGCTACACGATTGGAGCAGTCGTCATGAACGATGAGTCAGATGATTATGAGCCGCCGCAAGACGGTTCAGATGTTGGTGTGTTCGTTGTCACTTTGGATCTGACAATCCATTACAACACTTGAAGGAGCCTGAAACATGGCAAAGTTAAAGGTAAAAGGAACCGTTTTGTCACTGGCATCAGGCACAACCTACACGCCAGTTGCTCAGATTCGATCTTTCGGCGTGGACGGAATGGAAACAGAGACTTACGAGTCTCGAACCATCGACGGCACTGCTGGAATCGAATATGACCCGACAGGCTACGTTGAAGGCGGATCAACGACGTTTGACCTGTTGCATGATCCAGCACTAGCAGGCCATCAGGATATTCACGATCTCGTCACGTCGGCGTGCTTGAACACGAACGGCACGGCGAACAAAACAAACTGGAAGATCGTGTTCGCGAACACCGCATCCACCGAAATGACTATGGTGGCAGCCGGCGTCGGCTTTTCAATCACTGGCGAAATGAGTGACGGGCTCGCAGCGTCTGTCACATTGAAGCACAGCGGTTGCCCAGTCCTTCCTACGTGATGAGGTGACGACGTGAAGTGCAGAACGAATCGAAATATCGATGCCGATGTGAATTGCTTTCCGGGGTATGTCACGACGACTGAAACCGGAAAGAAAATCATTGCGGCTGGAACGCTGATCTGCCGCGATGAGTTTCCTCTGGCAAATTGCGTTGCGTTGGTGCAGAACGGCCTTGCAACGCCGGAGGACGATGAATGCCGTCAGGCGTGCAATCGCACGGAAGCGGAGATTGCAGCGGCAAAGGCAGCAATGGACAGGCTCTTGAGTGGCAAGGGTTTGATTGAAGATGAGGACGACGAAGACGACGAGGAGGGCGACGAGTGACGCGGTCAATTGTAAGTGCTGACGAGTTTCTGAATTCACCTGTCATGGATCGGCAAAAGGTCGATGTGCCCGTTCCGGAGTTGGGTGAAGGCAAGGTTATTCCGATTTGGGGCATGACTCCTCGGGAGCGAACCGAATGGGAAGACAAGCAAAGCCGATTGCCGAAAGACAAGCGTGCCGCGCACAAGTCAGAGATTCGTGAACGCATTTTGCTGGAATGCTGCCGAAACGATGACGGCGTCAAACTGTTTACAAGTGACCAGATTACTCGTCTCGGACAGCTTCGTGGCGATGTTGTCGAACGACTCGTGAATGTAGCTATGGAGCTTTCCGGATTCACCGGCAAAGACCTTGAGGACATCGTAAAAAACTCCGCAGAAGCCCCCGAAGGCTGACGGCACTTCGGTTGGCTGCACACGTCGCAAAGACAACAGACGTGGATTTGATGCTGTCAACAATGACTCACGCTCAGTTCGATGAATGGTGCGCCTTTGACATCATCGAGCCACTTGGTGAGCGTGGAACAAATGACATTCTTGCCAGATTGGCCGTGATGATTGCTTCTTACTTAGGGCAAAAGGAAGCAAAGGAATCCATGTTCGCATGGTGGAAAAAAGATTCGAGCGACAAGCCAGTTAAAGAGGACGTTGCGATTGCAATGCTGGAAATGATTGGCGGGAGGCGAACTGATGGCGTTTCTGGGTGATCTTATTGTGCGAATGGGAGCTAACGTGAATCCGTTCACGAACGCGCTCAAAAAAGCACAATCGATGACGAAGACGTTCAAAGATTCGCTAAGCGACATGCGAACGACAGCGGCGGTGTTTTCAAAGCTTGCTGCGTCGATCAAGGCCGTCAACAATCAAATGGATCGACTGGTGCATGTTTCGAAGGGAGCTTTAAACGCGACGCAAAATCTAGCTAAGGCTGAGCACGCCCAAGCTATGAACCGACTTCGTGAGCTGAAGATGATTCAGTCCATGCAAGAAAAGCCGCAACGTCGCACATCCATGCTCGACATTGCTGGCGGAATCGGGATTGCGTCGACCGTTCAGGCCGGACTTGGCAGTATCGTCGAGATGGCAAAAGCGACCGTCAATCTCGCTGCGGACGCCCAGACAGCACAAATTACCTTTGAGGTATTAACTGGCGATGCCGCCAAAGGAGCAAAGCTTTTCAAGGACATTGAAAAGTTTGCCGCTCGCACATCGTTCGATCTGGCATCTGCAGCCGATGCGACTAAAAGCCTGCTGGCAGCTGGCGTCGCAGATCAAGACGTGATGGACACGATGCAGTTGCTTGGCGATTTAGCAATGGGAGACGCGGTCAAACTTGGATTCCTGTCGAAGGCATACACGGATGTGATGAATAAAGGCAAATTGCAGGGGCAGGAAATTCGCCAGTTTGCAGAAAACGGCGTCGGATTGGTCGGTGCCCTCGCGGCGTCGATGAATAAGACCAATGCTGAAATTCTTGCAATGTCTGAGGCTGGCGAGATTTCTTTCAACGATATGAGAAAGGCGTTGGAGTCGCTAACAGGTCCGGGTGGCCGTTTCTTCGGCATGATGTCTCGCATCAACGAGACATTCACCGGGCAGTGGAATTCGCTAGTAGAGAACGTGCAAACGTTTGGTCGCGATCTCGGGGCTTTAGTGTTGCCAAAGCTGACGTCACTTGTGTCTGAGGGAAACAAACTGCTGCAGACGTTCAATGAAATGCCGAACAAGGCAAAGTTCATCGGTGATGTGTTCGAAGCATCAATGGACGTCGCATTTGAGATGATCAAAGACAAATGGGACGACATGCTCAAGTCGATGGTCCACAGGGCTATTAAAATCGATTGGATGAGAATCATCAATCCCGTTGGAGGGGCTGCAAAAGATGTAGCCGCTGCAATGGGCGAGCGAGAAGGGGCTGCAAATCTCGGGGCAGCGCAACAAAGGCTAAATGGATTGCTGGCAAAGCTAAAGCCAGCACAAGCACCTATAGAGGCACCGTTTCAATGGCAAGGACCAAGAGAGCCCGGTTTTGCTGCCGGCGTTTTGCGAAACATGAAACCGAAATCTGCCGACATAGCAACAGCATTGGGGAAGATGTTTACAGCTATTGGAAAAGATCCCATTACGGCCTCAGTCATGAGCGGTGCCAGCGGAATGCTTGACCGTGCAAAAATTCAGGCAGGTGCAATTGCCGGCACGTTTTCCAATTGGTTTAACTCGCCAGATTGGGACAAAGAAAAGCAGCAATCACATCCACAACTTGCCGGAGCCATGCAGCAAGGCTCGCAGGAAGCCTACAGCACGTTGGTGCAAAACATGCTGACACGCAGCACTGATCCAATCGTGAAAGCCACACAGGAGCAAACAAAGCAGTTGGTAAAAGCGTGGACGAAAAAAGCTGTCGGTGAAAAATACGTGGCACTGATGTCGATGCCGGGGGGAATGTAATGACGGCAACGCTGAAAAAGGAATTGGCCGAAGGCAGATCAGCTCGCAATAGTCGCGGCGTTCGAACTTATACCCGCGTGTTTTGGGTTGAAACAACGTCAGACAATGACGGCCCGTACACGGTCGGATCTGCGTCCGGATTGCCGCTTATTGGGTCAGTACACCCCGACGATTCCGGAGCATGGTGCACCGATCTTGAGGTCCAAAATACTAACCCCTGGAAGGGCTGGACGGTCACCGCACAGTATTCCACAGAGCGTGAACTGTCGACAACTCCGACGAGCGATCCAGCGGTCATCACATGGAGTTCTGAGCAGTTTCAGCGGGTTGCTGCGTTCGATAAAGACGGAAACGCAATCGTCAATTCCGCTGGAGATCCGTTCGATCCACCGAACATGATGGACGATTCCCGCAGAATTGTAAGTGTCACGAAGAATTTGTCGGCTGTTCCAGTGTGGATTCTGACATATCAGGACGCGGTAAATTCAGATTCGTTCACGGTCGACGGAGTGACGATCGGCGTCGGGCTCGCAAAAATGCAGAGCGTGACGGTTGGAGAGGAGCAGTCGAGAAACGGCACATCGTTTCGAACAGTGACGTTTATCATGCACCTGCAAAAGTCAGGTTGGCTGCTCGAACCTCTGGACGCTGGATTTCGCGAAATTGATTACACATTGAGTTCGCTTGTTAACATCGTGAATCCCGGTGATGGAGAACAGCCATCGGCTCCGGTTCCGCTGGATGGTACAGGCAGAGCGTTATCCGAACCGTCGACAACAAACTGCGTGTTCCTGTCCTTCAGCGTTTACGAAACTAAAGCATTTTCATCCTTGCCGCTGAGCTAATCTATGGACGGCAAAGAAATCGTCGAATGGACAAAAAAAGCGATTGATGAGCAGGGTAAGCTCAATCGCGAAGTTATCCGGCGAATGAAAAACGAAGGGCCACATCGAGCCAGATGGCAGCATCGCGGCGGATCCGGCGGCGGTCACACTATCTGGTTCACAATCGATTCCGTTCTTTGCCCTGAAACAGATTACGTCGCAGAAACCACACTGGTCGTTACGGCAACATGGTACACCGCTGGATGCAACAAGACGCCGCCGGGAGCAAACGATGACGGCACATACAATGTCTACGATTTGTGCAACTACCTGAGAGGACTAACGCCGGACGATCTTGAAGGCGGAACAGGCCGCGCGACGTATCACTACCCATTGACAGGATACTGCGAACCCAGATGGATCATTGACGACCTTTGCCCACAACCGGAGTGCGCGTAATGCCTCCACGGTATCTTCGCAGGCCATCGCCAACACGCCTCAAGCCATGCCAAGAACGCATGGTCGAGACATGCGACATCGAAACGGCTGATGGCTGTTGTGGTGTGATTCCTTGCAAGATCTGCATTGAATGGGAAACCTACGACGGTATCTCATACGGCTCAGCGGTATTTGCTGAATCGTCGTGGACCGGAACAGTCGGAGGAATCTCATTTACCGCGTACTGGGAACGTAACGGATACGGCGTCTGTGAATTCGTCGTTTTGCTCGATGGCGATGAGGTCTATCGTGCGACCTGCTACGAAGGTGCAAGCTGTCGCAATCCTGCCGGTGAGGTCGCAGCGTCAATCGGCTACGAAGAAGGCACGTTACGATGGAGCGTGTACGAGCCTCGCGAACTGGCATTGATTGATGATCCGGAAACGGGATGCCGGGACTTCTTTTGCGGGACGTGTCGGTGTACCTGCGATTGCTTGTGCGTGACCATCACGGAGCCGGATGGAAACATAATCCAAGGTGAACTTTGCACTTCATCATACCCGTGCGATCCCCCTGTGTGGGAAGGAACGCTCGGATACTATGATCTGTCGATTGCTCTCGGCAGAGACGAATATACCGCTGACTGCATCATCAGCCTGACTGCGAACGACGAGGAGCCGGAGCCAGTATTCGTCACTGGTTGCGCTGACATGTCGGCAAGCGTGACGCTGTATGATGGCACGATAATCAGCGTGGCTTGTAAGCAATGTGCGTGTGAGCAACCATTGTGCTTCGGATGTTGCCCAGAGGGAATCCCATCAACGCTTTATGTTTCAGGTGGACTTTTAGGGGAAACTAGACTAGCACTTGGTTGTGTCGATCGAGATACAGGACTTAGTTGTGATGTCGGCCCATGCGATGACGCCACGTTGAAAACATGGAACGGATCGTTTGTGACTGGATGGTACGTGATGAATGGCTATGGTTCGCTGTGTACGGTTATTTCCAGATACCGATTCAGAGCGAGACTCAATTTCGCCTGGACTTGCGGTTCAGGATACAACTTGTCCGTGACTGCTGTGGTTGAAGAGAATGATCCGACGTATGACCCAATAACGCTCGGTGACAATTCAACACAGAACGTCAGTGATGGTTGTGGACCTTTGTTGAATATCTTCGATAACATCTGTATCGGAAATGGATGGATGCTGACCATTCCTCCCGGTCACTGCGGGGAGATTGTCCCCGGACAGGTTGTTTGTCCTCAAACTTACATTGTGACATTATGAGGTGCCATGAAATGAAAATGCTTTTCGTCTGTGCTGCTATCGCGGCAATGGCAATCTTTCTCATTGGAAGAGAAACGCAGTGTTATCAATTAAGATTCCGCGTTCATGCTGATGGCACAGTCTTTGTGGTCCAGAACGGTAATCTTCTCTGCACATTTTAGGTGATGTGGAAATGCGGCAGCTTTCAGGTCGAGCGCTGGAAATCGTTTCAGGGCTTTCGGAACTTCCACCGCACATCGTGCAGCAATACCGGGAAAGGCTCGGCGGGGCGTTCATTTTGCCAGAGGAGCCTGCTGGCATTAATCGAAAGACAGGCCGGGCAGTCAAGACATCATGCAAAAAACCATGCACGACCTGCAAGCAGAAATCAGCTTTATCCCGCGCGGTCGATCGGGTTGTAAATCTCAAGAACGCGGCGGTCAACTTCCTCGCTGACGGAATGCACGTTGCTACAGAAGAGCAGCAGGCGAAACGATCCACAATCTGTGCCGATTGCCCCCTGAACAACAACGGATGGTGCGACGATACGAAAGGCGGCTGCGGGTGCAATCTGGCGCTGAAAGTCAAGCCGCGTTCGTCATACTGCCCGCTCGGAAAGTGGTCGGCGTATCGAGATGATTGCAGGCCGCTGGTGAATCCGACGCGGCATCTGATGTTTCACCTGTATCCTCTGCGCGGGAAAGAATTCTGCTGGCACTGGCACATCGAGCAAATCAGAAAGCATCAAGACAAGTTCAACGGCAAAATCGTCATCGGCGTGGGCGTCGATTCGAAAACAGCGACGATTGAAGAAGTGCAGTCGATGTTCGACGGCATTCGCGTAGACCATTGGCTGCGGGCTGAAAATAACAAACTGGCAGAGACACTGACACACGTCGAGATGCTCAGCCAGTTGTTCACCAAAGATCCGAACGCGATAATCTTTCGCGGGCACACAAAAGGCGTTACGCATCAGCGTGATTCGGTGGAGCAGAAGTGGGCCGAGATAATGTGGGCGGCAAATATGGACCTGCCATCGGTCGAGGATGCTCTGGCAAGTCACGGAACGTGCGGCGTGATGCGGTCGCAGACCCCGCTTGTGAAAACAAAGCCAGGGGCGTTCTTCTACGCGGGCTCGTTTTACTGGATGCGGGCCAAAGAGGTTTTTGAGCGTGACTGGACGTGGAAGGAAAACAATCGTTGGATTTCGGAATACGTGCCTTCGCATTTGTTCGAGTTCGCGGAGTCTGCCTGCATCTTCCACGACATGGTTCCGTCGTCGGTGCTAAATCACGGATACTTTGCGGAACATGTTGACGCGGAATGGCTGGCGTGGAAAGCAGCGAGGGGCATTGAATGATTCCGGTCTATGTCAACACGTTTAACAGGCTGACAACAACACGCAAACTCTGCGAACAAATCGCAGCACTCGACAACGCTTTTCCGGTCATCATTGACAATGCGAGCACATGGGAGCCTTTGCTAGACTGGTATCAGCATTGCCCATTTGAGGTAATTCGACTGACAGAAAACTACGGCCATCACGCTCCTTGGCGGGTCGGATTAGTCAACAGTCCCAACGCTGGCTTTTACTGCGTCACTGACTGCGATCTGGACCTGCAAGGCGTTCCGGCCGATCTCATTGAAGTGCTGCGAATTCCACTTAACTGGACGCGACGCTATGTAATTAAATCAGGCGTTGCACTCCGCATTGACGATTTGCCCCCATTTCAAACGCAGGTCAAGGAATGGGAGTCACGGTTTTGGCGGAATCGCATCGGTGGCGACTATTACGCAGCTCCAATTGATACGACGCTGGCAATGTATAGGGCACAAACACCGCATCGACTCGCAATGAAGGTAGCTGGAGTTCGTGCGGTTCGTGTTGGCGGCCGGTACACGGCTCGCCACGTTCCCTGGTATCTCGACCTGACGAATCTGGACGCAGAGAACCAGAACTACTTCGCGACGGCCAATAGTTCCAACTCGTGGCGGCCTGATGGCGATAAGCTGGTGTCAAGGTTCTGTGGTTGAAATCATAGTTACGGCCCCGGCGTCATGAACCGGACCAACGCAGTCTGGGAAGGGCTATCCTCGATCGGGGGTAGCTCGCTGCGTTTCCGGATTTTCAAAAAATCTTTGAAACACTCTATTGCATAGCGTACGCACGGACGATATAAATAACCAAGTCGAACGCAACGCAACACGCAAACAAGGGGATGAACGATGGTCACAATCAAGCGACAGGCAGCTCCAGAGCTTCGCGGTTATCCAAAGAACGGAAACGTAGACACGCAAGCAATGGCGTATCGGTGGCTTGTGTTCAACAATGCAAAGCTTGTTGGAAGTTTTACAAGGCTGAAAGACGCGAAGGGATTAGCATTGGAGTTCGGATTCACAAGGCCGATCATTTCACGATAGGTCAGGCAAGCCCGATAGAACCGAAGCGGCTGGACGGGACACAGGTCAGCCGCTTCATTTTTAGAAAGTAGCAATGAACCCCCTTCAATCCACAATCGCCACCCGTGCCGAATCCATCGGACTATCATCCTACGAGATTTCCAAGCGTTGCAACGGCAGCCCAAACAAGGAAGCGGTGCGGCGATACCTGACAGGCCGGGCTGATCTTGGGTCGTCGTACGTGGCGAAAATCTGCGAAGTGCTGGGGCTGGAGTTGCGTGTAAAGCGGGCGATAACGAAGAAGAAATAATGTGATTTGTAACCGGAGGTTTTATGGCTGAGTTTTCGGATGATCTCGATGCGAAGCTACTGTTGCACACCGCTGGAGATTCGCTAATTGGGAGAGCAATGATTGTGAAAGCTCAAAAAACGGGCCCTGATCAGATCGACCTGTACTGCGGCAGTGGCGATGATGTAGCGATAATTTGTATTGCAGTTTCCGATGACGGATACTTGATG